CTACCATTTCATGACTAAGTTAATTAGTCTGTCATAATCATCTGCGTTTTCTTCAATCCATTCGTAAATAGATTGATTTAATATGTCTAATGCTGTGTATAGATCGTTCTCATTAGTTATGTTTATGCCGTCGATAAACTTATCTTCTAAATCTAAGATATTCACCAGAATGCTGTGGTCCTTCTTCTTAACTGCTAATTTAAAATCAAATCCGTCTACATTAATTACCTTCTGACATACATCGCCTATTTCGTAATACATCTTGACTTCCTCCGTTTTTCGTTTTATATTGAACGTGAATTAATTTTGCTAATCGTTTGTCTCTGTTACTTGTTGGCGCAAGTAGCAGTTTTTTTATCTTATTATCAGAGATGCTTCATAAATTGTGCCTTTTGGTTCGCCCGGCACTACTATTTGGCCGACCATTAAATATTGATGCACTCTTCTTCTGGATGATTTCTTAAGTTTTAAATTGTGTAATACTATGTCTCCAGTATGTCTATCTAAATATTCAACAAGATAATTTCTGTTCTGAGCCGACATGTAAATATGCGGGTTGTTGTACTTCTTTCTATATTCAGTGATCGTTTTAACTTCATCATCACTTAAAACAGCTTGTTCTGCCTTTCTTTCCCATTCCACACTAGGTTTAACGTATTCTTCAAACCAAGTCATTTAATCATCCACCCCATAAAAGTATTCTTTATAAAATATGAATGTCCCTATACTTGCGAATCCTGCAATTGACCACGCTGTAGTGAAGTATAGAAACGGCATGAGTACAATTGCTAAGACTGTGAAGCATAATACTGCTAATAGATAGCTTTTATATGTGTCACTCATTTTCTTTTTTCTCCTCTTTGGTTGTTTCATCGTTTATCAAACCTTGCATTTCCATTAATTTTTGAGGTATACCAGCTTTTAACTGGATTTCGTATAACATTTGTTGAATGTGTGGTGGCACTTCTACCATTCCTTTCGTGTATAATTTAGTTATCTCCTAGTGAAAGGAGGTGATAAGTATGGAATTTAATGATTTTCAAAATTTCTTTGGTGAACTTAGTAATCAAGCCGAAAAAGAATTCGGTGGTGACAGTGACTTTTTTAGAGATAGAATAAATAAGTTGAAAGAAGATGCTCCTGAAAACGTATCTTACGAAATTATTTATTCAATAGCTTTATACGAAAGCTTAAAAGCTCAACAAGATATGAAAATTTTGAATACAGTTAAATATCTTTTAAATCGTGACTAGCAATATCCAACAATGATTTGCTCTGAGCATTATTAATTTTTGGATAATCAAAATTTCTAAGTTTAAATCTTGTGTTTTTCTCAATCTTTACAACCTTCCACGTCACAACTGCCATTGTGATGAGGAGGGTTGTTTTGTATAGTGTGTTCATTGATAATTCCTCCTATTAAGTTGTTTGTTCAATTGTGTGTTATTCTTCTTCGTCTAAATCAAAGTGCTGTTCGATTTGGTCAATTGCCCACTCAATCATTGATTCAAGGTGTTTCTCTCTGTCGACTTCGTAAGTGTGCTCAATCTCGCCTGCATATGTCACAGTAAGAGTATCTTTGTGTGTGTATGTTTGACTTTTGTTTTCTTTAACTGCATAAAGTGTTAATACTATATTGTTTAGCTTTTCTTTTTGTTCTGGTGTCATTTACGCTCCCCCTAAATCAGCTTCATAACCGAATTCAGTCATGATTTCATGTATTTTCAATCTGCCTTTTTGTGTCCATCTAGTTTGTAAAACTGTGTCTTCTCTGCCATCAGAGCGTACAATTGCTATAGTGTCTGATTCTGTGTAACTCTTGCCCATGTGTTCTGAGTAAAGCACCCACTGTTTATTTACTTTTCGTTGTAATCTAGCTTCGTGTAGTAGTTTGTTTAACTTTTGTGCTGATATACCGTAGTCTGCCGCGATTTGAGTTGTGGCTAATGTGCCAGTTGATTTTAAGATTTCATCAACATAATCTGCTTTGGGTTTTAGCTCTCCAATTTCTTGTTGTAAAAGTAAGTTTTGCTCTTTTTCTTTCTTATACTCAGTCAACACTGTAATGATGTAGTCTGGATCTTTTAATGTTTGTTCAATTACATTGTCTGTTGCGTAGATACCATGTTTGCGAATAGCGGGTAAGACGTCATCAAACACCCATTCTTCAAATTGTTCTGCTTGTGGTAATTTCGAACGTGAGATTAATCTGTATAAGTTACCTTCGTCTATGAACTTTTTATTTTGATTTCTTCCGAGTGAATCGATGACGGAACGAATCGTTACCCCACGTTCTTTAGCATGGTCTCTAATTGCTTTTCTCGGGTTTGTATAACCTAATGTTTCAGCGACGTTGATTGCCGGAAACCATTGCTTACCTTCAATAGTTAAAATTTCTAAATCTCCAAATTGCGAATTTTGAAATCTTTGTAATGCTTGCACTTGGCATTCCTCCTATTACGGTTTAACCGTTATTTTTGATCAAAAAAATAATGTCATCATAAGATATATCAAATTCTTCTTCTATCTTTTTTAACTGAGGAACATTAGGGAAAGTTTTCCCTTTCTCCCAGTTATGCCACACATCAGAAGACACACCAACTTTAGCGCCAGCTTTAGCTTGAGTCAAATCATATTTAGCTCTCAGTGTCTTTAATGTTACCGGTTCTTTTTTAACGATGATTTGCGTCATTGTAGTACCTCCTTACTTAAGAACTGACTTAAGTATATTACGGTTTAAACGTAATGTCAACACTTAAACCGTAATTTTATTTTTTCTCTTGTATATTTTACGATTAAGCCGTACAATGATATTGTAATATTAGATGAAGGGATTGAAATTATAATGTTAGGCAACAAAGAAATTATGGCAAAAAATATTTCTCGCCTCATGAAAGAAAACAATGTTGATAGAAATAAATTATCTAGAGATTTAAAAATAAGTTATACAACTTTGTCAGATTGGATTAACGCAAAAACATACCCAAGAATAGACAAAATTGAAATGTTAGCCAAATACTTCGGAGTAGAAAAATCATCACTTGTTGAATCACCTAACAAAATAGTACAACTCGACACACTACCAGTTAAAAAGATACCGGTTGTATCGCAGATATCTGCAGGAATGCCTATTTACACAGAAGAAAATTTAATCGACTACATATACTTTGCTACTAAAAATTTGAATTCTAATAAAGAAGAGTTCGGTTTGAAAGTGTCTGGAGATAGTATGGACAAACTCTTTCAAGACGGAGACGTTGTAGTTGTTGAAAAGGATTCGACTGTTGAGAATGGTCAACTAGGTGTTGTACTAGTCAATGGTTACAACGGTACTGTCAAAAGAATACGTTACAATAACGATCAAATTATTTTAATTCCTGAGTCAAATAATCCTAGTCACTATCCACAAGTGTATGGAAAAGATGACGAGGTCAAGATTGTAGGCAGAGTTGTAGCAAGTCAAAAACTATTTTATTAAATGTCGTATTGGCATTTTAATATATAATATTCATTAAAGGAGAAAGAACGATGGAAGAAAAGAACTCACAAGAACAACATAGGCAACAATGGGAGCAATTTCAAGAGTATCAAAAGCAACAAGATGAGGAAAAGAAGAAAAAGCGCAAAAAAGGTTGGTTATTTGGCTGTGGTGGCTGTCTAGTCTTATTAATATTAATTATAATAGGAATTTCTGCTTGCACTGGCGCTTTAGTAAACGATGTAAATAATGGCGGAAGTGATAGTAATTCAGAAACTAAAATTGATAAAAATGCTACACGTGAGCAAAAATCTGCTTTAAACAAAGCTAAAACATATTCTAGTGTGATGCATATGTCTAAAGATGGCATTTATAATCAATTAATATCTGAAGCTGATGGTTTTAAAGAAGCTGACGCTAAATATGCTGTTGATAATTTGAAAGCAGACTATAAAAAGAACGCTTTAGCAAAAGCTAAAGATTATGCAAAAACACAAAACATGTCTAATGATGCCATTTACAATCAACTTACTTCAAGTGTTGAAGGATTCACAGAAGAACAGGCACGTTATGCAGTAGATAATTTAGATAAATAATTTCAAGGGGTACCTAGTACCCTTTTATTATACTCAATTACATTTGAGCCGTTGAGAGTTTTTAAATTGCATCACATTGATTAATAACGCCTATATGGCGTGAGGAGGATGAGGGATGGAAGAGAACGCACCTTTAGAAACAGCAGTTAATAATTTTAAAAAGATTCAAAATAGCGAGATTTACAAATTTAAATATATGAATTCATGGTGTCTTGAATATTCAGAGTTTTTATTGGATGAAGTTAGATTGTTAAAAGAAAACAAAAGTTACACCAGATATAAAAAAGGCACTATAATTTATGTAAAGTTAGGTGTTAATGTTGGCAGAGAGTTTTCTGGAAACCATTTTTGTATGGTACTTAATAATCACGATTCAAATAAAAATCCAATATTAACGGTAGTTCCACTTACATCTTCCAGAAGTAAATTCAATGTGCATATCGAAGAAGATTTGTTACCTTTAGTATTGGAAAAAATGGACGTAACGGGTAAGGATTTAGCTAAAAAAATCATGAACAATCTTGAAAAGGTGTCAAAAGCAGAAAACCCATACGATCAAAAATTACTTGATGAAAACAAATCGCTGAATGACGACTTCAAAAAATATTCGAAGGTTCGCAAAAGATATGAGCGATTCAAGTATAAAAAGACCTATGCTAACGTTTTAAATATCACTACAATCAGCAAGGATAGAATATCGAAAATTAATAGGTATGACCCTGCCGGAGAAATATCATATTCAAAAGAAACAGTAGATAAAATTGAAAATAGTATAAAAATTAGATTTCTTAGTTAAATCGCTTGAACTACACTCTCTTTGATGGTATATTACATATATACAAAACAAGCCGCTGAAATATTTGCGGCAAGCTTCAAATTAGACAAGTCGCTGAAATATTTGCGACATGAGAGGGTGCATCTGCGCTCTCTCTTTTTTTATACAATTTTCACGGGTAGCCCGCCTACCCTTATTATTTTTTGCCAATTTTGAGGAGGGAGCACATGAAAGTAGCAATTTATACTAGAGTGAGTACACTTGAACAAAAAGAAAAAGGACACTCTATCGAAGAACAAGAAAGAAAATTAAGAGCTTACAGCGACATAAACGACTGGAAAATTCATAAAGTATATACTGACGCTGGATACTCCGGAGCTAAAAAAGACAGACCCGCTTTACAAGAAATGTTGAATGAAATAGATAATTTTGATTTGGTTTTAGTCTATAAACTAGATCGATTAACTCGAAGTGTTAAAGACTTACTAGAGATACTAGAATTGTTTGAGAATAAAAACGTGTTGTTTAGGAGCGCAACAGAAGTATATGACACAACTTCTGCTATGGGACGTTTGTTCGTAACATTAGTAGGTGCTATGGCAGAGTGGGAGCGTACTACAATTCAAGAGCGTACTGCAATGGGTCGACGCGCATCAGCTAGAAAAGGGTTAGCTAAAACTGTCCCTCCTTTCTATTACGACAGAGTAAACGATAAATTTGTGCCTAATGAATATAAAAAAGTATTACGATTTGCAGTAGAAGAAGCGAAAAAAGGTACTAGTTTAAGAGAAATAACTATAAAATTGAACAACTCTAAATACAAAGCACCCTTAGGTAAAAACTGGCACAGATCAGTTATAGGCAATGCTCTAACGAGTCCGGTAGCTAGAGGTCATCTTGTTTTCGGTGACATATTCGTCGAAAACACCCACGAAGCTATTATAAGTGAAGAAGAATACGAAGAAATAAAATTAAGGATAAGTGAAAAAACTAACTCTACAATCGTAAAACATAACGCTATTTTCAGAAGTAAACTATTATGTCCAAACTGTAACCAGAAATTGACTTTAAACACAGTCAAGCATACGCCTAAAAATAAAGAAGTTTGGTATTCTAAACTATACTTTTGTTCTAACTGCAAAAATACTAAAAATAAAAATGCATGTAACATCGACGAAGGCGAGGTTTTAAAACAATTTTACAATTATCTAAAACAATTTGATTTAACATCATATAAAATCGAAAACCAACCTAAAGAAATAGAAGATGTCGGCATCGATATTGAAAAGTTGCGAAAAGAACGCGCTAGATGTCAAACACTTTTTATAGAAGGTATGATGGATAAGGATGAAGCTTTTCCAATAATAAGTCGTATTGACAAAGAAATACATGAGTATGAAAAGCGCAAGGATAATGATAAGGGTAAGACTTTTAACTATGAGAAGATTAAAAATTTCAAGTATTCATTGCTAAACGGCTGGGAATTAATGGAAGATGAGTTAAAAACTGAATTCATAAAGATGGCAATCAAAAACATTCATTTTGAATATGTAAAAGGAATTAAAGGGAAGCGCCAGAACTCATTGAAGATTACGGGTATAGAGTTTTATTAA